GTGGCTAGACACTTTAGTTGATAGCACTCGACAGGTATCGTATATGGACGCATATACTACGCGACATAGTATGGCATGTTACTAGGTCTGAAATAACTGTTGTTAGATGCTGTGGAACGGAAGCACCGGACTCCTAAATAGACACGTTGTCATAGACGGCGAGTACTATCAACTAAAGTTATCGCGGGATGGAGAAGGGGTATCTCGAGAGTCTCATAAGCTCTAGTCCTTGGTTCGATTCCAGGTCCCGCAACCAATTTATTCGGAGTGTGGCGCAGTCTGGCTAGCGCACCTGGTTTGGGACCAGGGGGTCCAAGGTTCGAATCCTTGTACTCCGACCAATTTTTATAAAAGGCAATATGACTAAAGAAGAAGAAAAAGCAGCATTGGATCGAGCGCTAGAAGAATTTTTCGCTAAGGGCGGAGTAGTGCAACAACTCAAACCAAATCAAAGTGGGAGAGTTGAAGGTGAAAGTTATTCATCTTGGTCAAAGAAAAAACCATCTACAAGTCCGTTGGCCAATCCACCGGATGAAGATTAACTCGCTGTAGTTCAATGGATAGAACGAGTTCCTCCTAAGAATTAAATCCAGGTTCGATTCCTGGTGGCGAGGCCACAGTGTAAATAGTTATATGCGGGTAGATAGGACAAGGGGCGTCCAGCAGCCTTCCAAGCTGACAATGCGGAGTTCGACTCTCCCTACCCGCTCCATACAAAATGCAAGTCATAGATCAAAACGATATCTTCCGGAAATTTGATTTTAACTCTGTAATCACTGCAGACGATAATAAATCAGCTATAGGTACAATCAAGAACATTATTTCAGACGGTAATTATTTTACCAATAGTCCCAAATATCAAACTAAAGAAAACATCTTCGCTCGTCCAGAACCAGTTTGGTTAAAATACAGGATGAGCTTTTTATTTTCTGTGTTTATGTATCTGGGTCGAGAAGTAAAAGTATCTAATATGATGGCCTGGTCGTTCATGACAAATCTTGAAAGTGCCGAAAACCGTGAAAAATTATGGCACCATCACTGGCATCCACAGAAGCCCGAAGGTAAAATAATGAGCGGAATATTTTATCTCCATATACCAGATGATGTCAAAGACTTAGACTACTGCGGAACAGAATTTGCTCCTGACGGATTAGAGTCCGACAATAAATTTTTTGTTAGACCTTCGGAGTATAGTTGGTTAATTTATCCTGGTGATAAATGGCACAGACCTGGTATAGTTCAAAGCAACAAATATAGATTTATACTAGCAGCAGATGTCGAATATTATTAATGCGGGTATGATGTAATGGTAACCTACAACTTTGCCAAAGTTGATTTGCGAGTTCGATTCTCGCTACCCGCTCCAATTGACACATAATCAAAAAGATATTATAATATAATAAACGGAGAATCACAAAATGATTAAAAATACCTATGTCAAAATCTGACTTAATAGAATTAGTTGGAGTTGTAGAAGAAGTTCTTCCCGGTAGTATGTATCGAGTTAAATTAGAGCAAATGCCTAATCCTATACTTTGTTATACCGGTGGTAAATTAAAGCAACACAAGATTAAAATAATTTTAGGTGATAAAGTTAAAATAGAAGTAAGTGCCTACGATCTTACCAAAGGTCGTGTAACATATAGATTGTAAAAGGAGAGTGCTATGGCACCTTGGATACAAAACGTAGCACTCAGCGATATACGTAAAGGTTTCCATATTGATGCAGGTATCAATTCTATGTTGATACAGATCTGCGATCCTCCTGGGGATTTTCCTACCCCGAAATATCAGTTCCGAGAAGTTCATCAATTCCAATTTTTGGATGTTGAGGAAAAAGATCATGTCTTAGATGAGGCGATGCGATGTTCACAAGAGCAGGCCGACGAGCTTGTTCGATTGTTACAACACGCATTTGAACAGCGTATGAACGTTGTTGTTCATTGCCACGCAGGCGTTTGTCGCTCTGGTGCTGTTTGTGAGATCGGTGTTATGCTAGGCTTCCGTGATACTGAAGCTTTTCGTAGCCCTAACCTGCTGGTAAAACATCGTATGATGAAGGCATTAGGTTGGACCTATGACGAAAATGAGCCTCACACCATTAACGGTCAAACAACTGAGTTCGGAATCATTCTTCCTAAGACTGTAGAATGGACCAACGACAACGAAAAAGTTTTTACACTGGCTGCAGAGCGCAGAGCTCGCAGAGAAAGAGAAGGTGATATTTAATGCAGTATCTAGTTCACGCACGAAATAAAAGAACTAAACAATTCATTGAAGGAATATTACCTTCAATGATAAAACAATTAGGCCTAACAAAGAGTCGCAAAGCTCTATTTGTAAAGGTTAGTAGAAGTGATGTAGACGAAGATACTGATGGCCAAACTACTTACATTAGGCAAGTAGGCGGTCTTATCGTTATAATAAAGCCTCAATCTTTAGAACGTATGGGAATTACACTAGCTCACGAAATGGTTCATGTTAAACAGTTAGCCAGGGGAATTCTTAAAACCGAAAAAGGTGTAAATTATTGGAATGGTAAATGCTATAATAAAAGGACAAAGTATCTAAACTGTCCTTGGGAAGTGGAAGCATTTTCAAAACAAGAATTAATTTTTCGTAGAGCAATAGCATAAAAAAAGGATAAATGATGGGCGAAGAATACGAAATGACTGTAGATATGCAAGAAGCATTCCAGCGATATTTTGATTATGGTTTCGAACCTGGTAGTTTTGGTATGGCTGTATTGTCCAATGATCTAGTTGGTGCTGTATTGTATGCAGATCCATGGAATAAAAAAATGTTACCCGGCACTGTCCAATGGCTACTTGACAATGCTCCATACAGTAGTTGGGGTAATTCTACGCTAGTTAAAGAATGGCTTAGTAAAGGTGTGGCTTTCCAGCAACACCAAAAGGATCGTGTAGTTGACATTTTGAGCACACCGTAGTATAATAACACATTAACCTAGAAAGGAGAGCACTATGCCTAGCGTATTTTTAGTGAGTGATACGCACTTCGGCCACGCTGGCGTGTGCCGTTTCACTCGAGACGATGGGGTTACAAAGTTAAGGCCGTGGAATGACCCTGCCGAAATGGATGAAGCAATGATCAAGGCTTGGAACGAAAGAGTCAAGCCCACTGACAAAGTTTACCATTTAGGTGACGTTGTTATTAACCGTAAGGCGATGGCAACATTAGGCCGGTTAAACGGAGATAAAGTATTAATCCGAGGAAACCACGATATTTTTCGTGACGATGAATACCGTACGTATTTCCGTGAGTTACGTGCATACCACGTTATGAACGGAATGATATTAAGTCATATTCCTGTTCACGAAGCAAGTTTAGGTCGTTTCGGTGTTAATATACACGGACACTTACACAGTAATCGTGTAAAAAAAGCTCGTGGTGTTGATGTACGTACAGGAGAAATCTTGTACAGCGACGAGATCGATGTTAGATATCATTGTGTTTGTGTAGAGCAAACACCGGACTTTGCTCCTATTTTGTTTGAAGATGTTATTAAACGCATCGAAGAAGAAGGTGGGCAAATAGGGTTTAGGAACGGCAACGGTCCTACGATGTGACATTATCTACGTACTTTTAGGGCTCTTCGGAGCCCTAATTTTTTGGCTCTAGGTTCTGAAACAGACGGCATAAATAATACAACAAGAGATAGCTCCAGGAGTCGATTACTATGCCTTTACAAATTCGCAGAGGAACAACAGCGGAAAGAACATCAATTAGGCCCATCATAGGCGAATTGATCTATGATACTACATTAAAACAGGTTTTTGTTGGTGACAGCGCAGACGGGGGAATTACCGGAACTCTTGGCGGAAATACAGTATCATCGTTCGGAATCGAGGATGCTCAAGATGCTGTAGCCAGCGTTCTTTCATCTGGTACACACACCGGTATATCATTCTTTTATGACGACGCCGCTAACAAAATTTCAGCGACCGTAGGAGGTGGAGTTGTTGTTTTAGATATTAAAGGTTCAGTATTCACTGATGATACTAGCACAATATTAGTAGATGGAATACTAGGAGCAATTAATCTAGATAATACTATTAGAAGCAATGTGATTCCTTATGTAGATTCTACCTATGATTTAGGTAGTGCTTCTAAAAGATTTAAAGATTTATATTTGAGCGGTTCCAGTCTTTATGTAGGAAACGCTGTTATCACTGCTACAGGATCTGCGATTAATTTACCAGCAGGATCTACTGTTGGGGGTGTAGCAATAGGCTCCGGTTCCGGGTTAGGAGACGGGGTAGTATCTGGCAGTAATTATAATATCAATATCGTAGCAGATGACAGTACTGTATTAGTGAATTCGAGTACAGGTTTGATTACAGCTCCTGATGGCTTTATCGGCGATGTGGTAGGAAATTTAAAAGGCGATGTTAGAGCAGCAAATAGCGCGGTGGTATTAGATTCCGGAACCAACGGCACCGATGCTGTATTCACAGGCTCAGTAACTGGCAATGTAACAGGTAATTTAACTGGCAATGTAACAGGTAATTTAACTGGTAATGTAACAGGTAGTTTAGAAGGCGATGTAGTTGGATCGATATTCAACGATAACTCTGTGCTATTATTAAGCGGAATAGATCCATTTATCAGCAACGGCATTGTTTCTATTTCTGCTAACTCGATTACTTCTAGTTCTGCAGGAAGCGAAATAGTAATATCCGGCTCATTAGCAGTAGACGATACAGGTATTAGATTAATCAGCAATTCATCAGCTCCCATTATTGAAACCTTTCTTAAAAATACAACAGGGTCAGTTCCAACTTTCCTAAGTTATGCTCACAGAGGAACTGATGCTGCGCCCACGGTATTATCAAGTGGAGATTCAATTTGGTCACAGTCTTGGTTATCCTATGACGGATCAACTTACACAGCTTCTGCTGCACTTGAAATTCAAGTAGACACAGTAGGATCCGGTGATACTCCAGCTAAAATATTTTTAGTAACGATTCCTAATAATGATGTTTCTCAGGCTAAAGGTATTCAAATTACAGAAACCGGAGTTTCTATTAATGGTGGTTTTTCAGCACCAGCAGCAACGCTAGACATTAACGGTTTTGCTAAATTAGCAGTATTAACAGCACCCCCAGCAACTCCTGCAAATGGCATGGTAGCTATTGCTGACGGTACAAGTTGGAATCCAACAACGGCGCCTGGTAAGCAACAGGCGGTAGTTTATCTAGGTGGTGGTTGGAGACAAATGGCTATTGAACCTTAATTCCATCTAGGATATTTGTTTAATTCTTTATAAAAGCAATCGGGGAATAACTGCCACACAGTTTGGTAAGTTCCCCGATAATACATTTCGCAAATCCTTTTCATTTGCCCAGTCCCCTCCATAGCAGGACCAAATATTCGATGCACTAATTTTTGTGTTCCTGCAGAGTTTTCATTGCTGGTTATGTATAATTTAGAATCTTTAGGGCACCATTCTATACATACTGGAATTAAAAACTGACTAGTAACGTGCTGATGAGTAACTATTTGATTTCTAGTACGTAGTGTAGTTGTAGGTAAATGATCAGTAAACACACAGGTTCTAGCAGCGATTCTGTATGCGTTCTCCCCCATCTCTGGAAAACTATGTGCTGCTACACTGCCTACGGCTATATCATTATAAAATAAAATCCATA